ACATCACCTGTAGGTGTTGTAGCATTGTTAGTTATCTCGTTACCAGCAGTTCTTAAATCCCAATATCCTTGTCCTGATAATACTAATGCAGTTGCGTTTGTAGCACCTGCCCATAATATTTCTACTGCTGATTTGCTATCAACTGTATTAATAGAGTACCAAATTTTTGCTATTTTTCTATTACCATCTTCACTCATAAAAGTTGTTGCTGAAGCGTCAACTTTATTGACTAAAAATTCTCCAGTTCCATCAGAAACATTTGTAAGTTTTGTTACGTACTTAACACCTGATGTATCTGAAATAGTTTGTGTTGTTACTGTATCTGCCATTTTTTTTCTCTATTGATTATCGTAATAAGTTTTTGATAACTCACCACGTTCTTTTGTTTCTCCTGCTTTTCTAGTTCTTATATAAACTTGTACTGTGCCACCAACATCTGGTTTTGTATAAGTTCTTATACCATTTGCAATTACTGAATTGGCACCATCAGCAGAATCTGGATATGTGTCTGTTACAACAGCAGTATTATCGTACTCCCAAATACCATTTGATCCTGGAACAGTTACCCACGCCATTTATTTTTCTCCTAATTGTTCTACAATTTCTCTATCAAAATATTCTTCAATATCGTCCTTATCAACATTATGAAACTCACAAACTTTTTTAACAGCATTTTCAAAATTAAAAATTAAGTTGCCCTCATTTTTAATTAATTTCATTACGTCATTAACCGCCTCTTTCATAACAGGCGATAAATCTTTAAATGATTTACTATTGAACGTCTGGTTGTTCTCCACTAACTGGCTCAACTTCATTGTTTACCTCTGGTGTTGTTTCTTGTGCTTGTGCGTTTGCGCCTGTAGGTTCAACTTCTCCATCACGTGTAAAGGTACCTGTACCTGCAATTTCTGGTTTAGGATCGCTGTGTGGTTCTACTTTAAATAAACTACTAGCAACTTCTTGTCTTCTAGTGTCTAATGCGTCACCTACTTTTGATCTTAATGCGTCTTTAAAAGCGTCGCCAGCACCTACCATATCGTTTTGTGCTAACTTGTCAATAAAGTTCTTAACTTCTTCACTCATATTTTACTCCTTATATAGTTCCATCATCCGTAACTTGTGTAGTCGGTGATGATATAATGCCGTCTTCAATTTCTTTCTTAATTTCAGCATCCATTTTTTTAATATCTGATTCAGATTGTTTTAAGATGTTTCTTCTTACGTATCCAACTGAATAGAATTTACCAATATAATCTCTAACTTCTCTTGCTAAATTAATTCTTTCTCTTAACATTTCAGAATTTTTTAATTCAGCAAAGTGACCGTCTTGTAAGAAATCATAAAATATACTATCTCTTACTAAAGGCCATTCTGTTTCTGCAATTATACCTTTGATTATTAATTGTGTTCTTAATAAATCGTTAAACACTTCAGTAAATTTCTTTCTTAATCTACCTACAAATTTAGTAAACTTCAATTCATCTCTTGTAATTTCAGTTGATCTTCCTAAATTAAATCCAGAAGAAGACTCTAATCTACTTACTGGTACGTTTAATGATCTATATAATTTTGATCTAAAGTATTCAATGTCAGAAATTTCACCTAAGTTTTGACCACCTGGTAATGTCGTAATATCAGTACCTCTGCCACCTTCTCTACTTGGTAACCAAAAGTCTTCTAACATTGACATATAGTTTCTGTCATCTCTTACTTCACCTGTAGCAGCGTCATAAACAAGTTTGTTTCTGTATCTTGCCATAACATCTCTTAAATATTGTTCTGCTTTGACTTTAGGTAAGTTACCTACGTCAATTTTAAATATTCTTCTTTCAGGTGCTCTTGCTATTCTGTAAATAACAGCAGAGTCTTCAATCATTCTTAACTGATTGACAGGTTTAATTGCCTTATGTAAATAAGATAATACTAAACCATTTTTGTTTTGATCTATTAATCCTGATGGACAATATGCAATTGTGTCAACAGCAATTCTTATTCCTTGTACAGCAGCTGCACCTGATATACCTCTTTCGTTGTAAACAAAGTATTCAACTGTTTCGTCTGCAATATTAATGTTAGTAGGAGAAACCATACCTTCTGGTCTTCTCTTTCTAACTTCTCTTATTTTTTTTATTTTTCTAGGATCAAGGTATTTTAATTCTACAATACCATTCTTAGGATTTTCAGAGTCAATAATCTTTTGATAAAAGATTCTTCCATCTACATACCATCTTCTAAAAATGTCGTGCCCTCTTGTGTTAAACTGCATAAGTCTTAACACTTCGGCAAATTCTTCTTCTATTCTAGTTTTAACAGACGCACCATAAGGTAATCTTTCTGTTACAACTTTTACTGATTGTTGATTTTCGTTAGATGTAATTGCTTCGTTGACGATATCCTCTATCGCCATATCACATTCTGGATGTAAAGCAATTTCTCTATATCTTCTTATTAGATCCTGTTCAGTCTTGGCGCTACCATCCATATCGAGGTAACTGCCGAAGAATCCTCCAGCGGCGACGACTTGTGTGCCGTCATCCGCTTGAGGCATACTGAACTGTTGTTTTGGATCCGTGGGTTTTTTGACCCTCGTTATATTAAATCCAAATAGTTCTGGCATAATTTAATTCTCCTATATACTATTACTTATAATAGTTTTAAGTAGTCGTATTTGTTTCAAAATATTGATATTGAAACGTAACGTCAAAGTCTTCTATAGCGTCATTTGTTTCATAGTTTAACGGTATAGATGCTATTTCTGTAGGAAAAGCACCTCTTAACGTGTAAGATTTCAATGTGTTACCATTTCTATCTAACTGGTCAACAAATACGTCAACTTGATAGTCAACAGGATTTGTTAATCCTTCACCGTCTGTCATATTGTTGATACCGTTTTGCCATCTTTCAAAAGCATTTCTTAACTTAAAGTTTGTGTCGTTAAGAACAGTAACAGACCAAGTAGCAAATGTTCTATCACCCGCTATTTTGATTTGTCTTCCTCTAAAAGGTACAACCACTTGACCTATTGTCATTGCAGGAATAGACGTTGCTGTACATAGAAACGCCAAGTCCTCTATTTCGCCACCAACTTGAGCATAACCAGGAAAAGGCATTGTTACCTTAAACTGATTATTTCTAGCGCCACCGCCAGCAAGTTTAGCTTTGAAGTCATTTATGTTTGCCATTTTTTATTCTCCTCTACTATTAACCGCCTGCGACTTCTTCAAAAGAAACGCCAGTTCTTGTTGCAACGAATTGTAATGTGATAAAGTTAATGCTTCTAGCAGGTTTAATGAATATCTCCGCTATAAACTCATTTCTATCAATTACTTCGCCTGTGTTGTTAGTTTCATCACACACTACTAAAAAGTCTGTGATACCTCTTCGACCTTGTACTTCTCTTAGGAAAGGTTCTACAATGTTTCTAAAGTTAGCTCTTGTAAATTCATCATTGAATTCAAA